AACTAAACACAATTTATTTCTGTATCAACCTGACTTTACTTTCGGTGAATATAAAGGAATGAAACATAATAATTTTTGGAACAAAATAAGGGGTAAATGACCGTATACGACAAACAAATCGGAGGAAATCACTATACTAAATATAAAATGCAACCCAGTAAATTTGTAACTGAAAATAAATTGCTGTATCCTGAAGGATGTGTTCTTAAATATATAGTACGACATCAAGATAAAGGAGGAAAGGAAGACTTATTAAAAGCCAAGCATATGATCGATATGATTATTGAAAGAGATTACAAGGAGGAACCAACTATTAGGCCTTTACCTCCAGGTTTTACCTTAAAGGAAACAAAATAATGCCTCTTCCTTTATTTACCCCGCAAACTGAATGGCTTCCACCAACTACATTTCCAGATTTAAGAGACCGCAAAGAAATTTCTATAGATTTAGAAACTAAAGATCCTCAATTAAAAACACATGGATCCGGGGCCGTTGTGGGTCGAGGATGCGTCACAGGATTCGCTGTCGCAGTAGATGGCTGGAAAGGATATTATCCTATCGCTCATGAGGGAGGCGGCAACATGGATAAGGATGTTGTTTTAAAATGGATAAAAGAGATCTTACTTACTAGTGCCGATAAAATTTTTCAC